AGCCGATGCAAATGCTAGAGTTAAAGCAAACGTAGATCATCTAACTGCTATTCTTGCGTATGACGGAACTGATGACACACCTAATGTTAAAGACGCAAGTGATAATAAGTCATCTTACACTACAGCTATTACTACTGGAAATACATATATTTCTAACAATAGTTAATGGAAGAAGAGCAGGAAAAGGAAGATAAAGATTTTGTCGAACATCAAAGAACTTTGACAGAACTTAACTCAGATGGTCAACACCAAGAATATCCTATAGGCGAATAGTATGGACATGGAAATGTGGAATATCCTTTTAACTATTGTTATAGCTCCAATAGTCTATAGCATACGACAGAACTTTGTAGAGCTTAAAAGAATTGATGTACTTCTAAACAAGACGAGAGAAGAAGTGGCTAAGAACTACGTTACTAAAGATGAAATGGAAAGCAATACGGATCGTGTTATTCGTATGCTTAATAAGCTTGAAGCAAAACTTGACAAACTTTTTGAGGTTAAAACTAATTAGGAATTAATATGGCAAGGAAAAGATATAAGAAAAAACGAGAAGACTATCGTAAAGGTGGTAGGGTAAAATACGCACATGGAGGAAAACCTAGTCGTAGAGATTATGAATCTACTGATGAATATCAAATAGCTCTAGAACAATGGAGAAATGATCCTGCACATCAAGGAACTTCTAAAGCTCCTGTAAAACCAATGGTTACTCCTCCTGTTCAACAACCTGCGCCACAACCTACAACTGTTCCTGCTCCTGCTTCTGCTCCTGTAGTTAATGAACCTGTACCAAGCAATTTTTCAATACCTTCTCAAGAGCCTGATCTTAGTATGGGAACAGATGGAGCAGTAAATATATTTGAAGGTACTTCAGCATATGGTGGACCTTTAGGAGGGCAAGGTAGTCAAAAAGTTGTTACTGAAGAAAAAAAAGATAATGTAGTTGAAACTTCTACTCCTATAGTAAATAATACATCTAGACAAGCAGCTCAAGATATTGTTGCAGGAACAAGACAAGGACCACAAATACCTGCACCACAACAAGTAGAAGTTGGACCAGATGTTCAAACTATGCAGATGGATGAAATTCAACCAGTTACTGCAGGAGAACTTACAGCTCCAACTTTAGATACTGCAGCACAAGCAGAAGCTGTTCAAGCTCAAGCACCTGAACCTATAACTGCAACTCAGATGGAAGCTGCACAAGTTACACCACAAGAACCAGTTGTATCAGCTTCTGGTGATATAGCAGATGAATCTTTAGCTAAAGCTGCACAAGTAGATAGAGTTGATCCAATAGAAGCAGCAACTGTTGATATTCCAGAAGGAGCATTAACAGAACGAGTAGTTGGTGTAATGAGTCCTAATGCTACAGCTATAGCAGCTCAAGCAGCAGGTACAACTTTATCAAGAGTTACAAGAGCTAAGAAACAGCTTCGTAACGCAGGTATATCTGAACAAGTTATTACAGACTTAGGCAACGATCCAGAAACTCTTGAAGATCGTTTAATGGATTTAACTCAAGAAGAACGAGGAGTTATAGGAGATCTTCCAGAAGAAGCTTTTGTTTCTAATCAACTTGATAGCCTTCTTAAAGGAATGGAAAGTGGAGAAATACCTACATGGGCTAGTCCTGCAGTTGCAGCAGTAGAACAAATGTTAGCTCAACGTGGTTTGTCTGCTTCAAGTGTAGGAAGAGATAATTTATTTAATGCAATAATACAGTCTGCTGTTCCTCTTGCACAAGCTAACGCACAAGCAATACAACAAAGTGTAGCACAAACAAGAGAAATAGAATCTAGAGAAGAAGTATTTAATGCTCAAGCAAGACAGCAAACAGCATTACAAAATGCTTCTAATGTTTTTCAATTAAATATGGCACAGTTTAACGCTGACCAACAAACAGCTTTGTCAAATAGTAAATTTTTACAAACTGTAAGTTTGACTGAAGCTAATATGAAACAACAATCAGCTATTCAAAATGCTGTATTATCTTCACAAGCTAATTTAGCTGAAGCAGATTTTTATCAAAAATCACAAATACAAAATGCTCAAGCTTTTCTTAGTATGGATATGGCTAATCTTAATAACGAGCAACAAGCAAGAGTTTTAGATGCTCAACTGAAACAGCAAGCTATGTTATCTAATCAAGCTGCTACTAACGCAGCAAGACAGTTTAACGCTACAAGTGAAAATCAAACTCAACAATTTATGACTGGTTTAGCTGCACAAATTGAACAATCTAATGTAGCTCAAACTAATGCTATGTCTCAATTTAATGTACAACAAGAAAACGCAAACAATGCTTTAAGATTTCAGACAGAAGCAGATTTTGAAAAAACTAGAGTTGCTTTAAAAACAGATTTAGATAAATATAATGCTCAGTTAGCTTTTAATAGAAATCAATGGAATACACAGAACGCACAAGCCGTAGAACAATCTAACATAGCTTGGAGAAGACAGTCAAATACTATTAATACTGCAGCAGCTAATCAAGTTGCTATGCAAAACGCAATGAACGCAGCTAATTTAAACAGTCAAGCACTTTCATTTTTGTGGCAAGAACTTAGAGATCAAGCAGATTTTGATTTTAGAAAATATGAAAATGAAGAAAATAGAAGAGTATCTATTATTACTACAGCTTTAGCTAATGAAGGAGAGTCTGCAGAAACATATAGCGATGCTTTACAAGATTTAGTTGAAGGTTTAGATTTACAAACTTTATTTGGTTAATATACACAGGAGTAACATACATGGGATGGTTAAGAAAGATAGGTCGTAAGATAGGTAAAGGAATTAAAAAACTTGGTAAAGCTATCGGCAAAGGTTTTAAAAAAGTTTTTAAAGCTTTTGGTGATCTTGGTCCTATTGGACATTTAGGATTAGCTATTATATTTCCTGCCTTTACAGGATTTTGGGGAACATTAGGTAAAGGAATAAGTGCTATATCTAAACTATCTCCTGCCGTTGGTAAAGTTTTTCAAGCTGTTTATAATGTAGGAAGCAAAGTAAAAGGAGTTTACAATTCTGTAACTGGAGCTTTAACAAACACCTTAAAGAAAATTCCTGGAGTTGGTCAAGCTATGGAAGGACTTGATAAGTTTATTGATAGAGCAAGACAAATGATAGGTTTAGATGCAGGTAATGTTCCTTTAGCAGACAAAGAAGATGTTGCTGAATATTGGAACTCTTTAAGCGATAAAGAACTAGAACAACTGCAGCTTAGTAGAACAGATCTTTTTGTAGATGGTGAACTTACTAAGTTTGGAGAAAACGCAGGAAGAGGTAAATTGTTTGTTGAACAAATGAGTGAACGAGGTTTTGGAACAGTTGAAGAAATTGAAAAAGGATATAATTTTTCTTCTGATGCATTTCCAAGTTTACAAAATAAAGTAAGAATGGAAGACTATGCAGCTTTTTCAGAAAATAATTTAAACAATCTTCCGTCTAGTTACCGATATAGTTTTGAACAAAAAACAGATTCAATGGGTAGAAAAGGAGAATGGGAATGGATTAAAAAACCTGTTATGACTCCTGAAGGTCCAACAGGTGTTAAAGTTGAAGATTTTAAACCTGTTGCGGAAGTAATTGACACTTCTACAGTATCTGATAAATCACCTTTAAATAAAGCAACAAGAGAAATTATTGAAGGAACTTCTACAGCTACTCCTAGTCTTGGAGATAAAGTTAAAAAATCTGTTATTGACACAGGAGTTCAAACAGTAGAAGATTTAATTACTGGTAGAGATTATAGAGATTATCAAGATTATTTAAGAGGAGGAACTATTGGACAAACTCCAGAAATGGTAGCTGCATCTGCTAACTATGTTCAAGATCTTAGACCTCAGTTTCAACAAGCAGGTTTCCAAGCAGTAAATTCAAATGATTTTGTAAATCAATTTATTAATGGAGCAAGTTTTGGTCCAGAAACATATAACAGTATTATGGCGCAACAACCTATCGGTACAAATGTTTACGCATAATAATTTATTGGAGAATTAAATGGCAATACCCACAGACGGATTAGAGTTGTTTGCTGCAGAAAATGCAAAAGGAAGACCAGTTGCAGGACAATCTTTAACAAACTCACCAGAGCAACCTTATAAATGGGAGCAACCTCCTGAGTTTACAACTGTAAACGAAGCAAACTTATTTATATTACAATCTTTAATAGAAGAAAAAACTTATACAAATTTAGTATTATCTGTTGCAGATGGAGTTCCTGTAGCTGATGTTGCTTCTGTAGTACTTTATCATGGCTTTACACAAGGTAAGTGGAATCCAGACTTAATGTTGTTATTAATGGAATCAGTTATGTACATGATAATAGGGTTAGTTGAAAAAGCAGGTATCTTTAATTATAAGCTGTATTCAGGCGAATCAGAAGATGATAAAAATGATGTTGATCCTGACATCCAAATAAAAACTTTACAACGTGCTGTCGGTGCTTTTAATAGAGAGCAAGTTGCACAAACAATAGATCCAAGAATTGAAGAACTTTTAGAAACAGTAGAACCTCCTCCAAGTTTACTTGAAGCTAGACCTGAAGAAGCTGGAGAAGAAGCTGTTGAACCTACTAGCTTATTAGGAAGACAGGAGATGAGAGCATGAGTGTTTTAGATGATTATTTGAACAAAAGAAAAGGAAGTGCTGTTGATCTAGGAAAAAGTTTACTTAGAAAACAAAGAGGATCTTTTAAAGGTGCAGGCGCACTTAAAGCAATTACTTTAATAAAAAAACTTGCAGATTTTAATTTGGCAAAAGACGCGGTTGAGGAAACAGAAGAGTTTAAAAGAAAAGCTCTTCCTATAAAAGCTTCTTTACTTGCTAATTTTAGAGAAAAAACAGGACTAATTGCAAGAGACGAAACATTAAAAACTCAATGGGGAGATGACTTAGACGGTTATTTTACAGACTTAGCTAATAAAAGATGGTTATCTGAAACTCGTTCTTCACAAGCTCCTAATCGTCTTGACGATCCAAAAGCTTTTGCTGAATATGACAGCTATATTAATAAACAGTCTAATCTTGAAAGACAGAGATATAATGCTAAACTTACTGGAGCTTCTGATATAGGGAAACTTACAGAAGAAGAAGCTACTGCAGAAATTGATAGAATTATAAATGCTACGATTAGTAAAAATCTTAGTCCTGAAAATTTAAATTCTCTTTCTGTTCTTATGAGAAAAGTTAAGGGAGATAATAATGATACATCTTTACAGCTAGATGCTATTTTAAATAAAATAAAAGAACTAGATAAAAATTCAGAATTAAACTATGCTCCTATACAGACTAAAAATTTCGAAGCTGTTTATAATCCTCAAAGAAAATATAACGATACTACTATATTAAATAATGTAACTACTTTATTAGAAAAAATAAACCCTGAAAAATATGATAGTTTTGATATATCAGTTATTGATCAAATAAAAAAGAATGTTATTTCTAAACAACCTAATATTAGAGAAGAAGATCTTATTAATAGAATTGTAAATCAATATGATTCTTCATCAAATGAAAATTTAATTAGTTTTAGATTTAAAATTAAAGAAAAAGAAAAAAATATTCTTTCTGCTTGGGATAGTTCTGAAAATAATTTAGAAAGATATTTAAGTAAATTTGATAATAAAAATCATTCTATAGAATTTGAAAACCTTATAGAAGTTTTAAATAATAATAACCGACAATTTGCTGCTACATCTTTAAATAATAATTTTGGAGAGGTTTATTCAAGAGGTCCAACAACCGTATCAGAAGCAGAGATGATAAGCGGAAATCAAATTTTTAATGGTTATATTAATTCTTCTTCTTCTATATCTAAAGGTTATGATCAAATTGCTTTATCCGAAATGGGAGAAGATGGAAATGCTAAAAACTATTTATTAAGAAAAATATTACAAACACAAAAAACATTGCAAAGAGAAGATACTTCTTTAACAAAATTAAACACTGTTGATATGTTTGAAATGGCTGCTGATATATATTTTAATAGACAATCAGAGGGTAGAAACTATATTCCTAGCAAGGTTGATATATATAAACACAGGCTTCGTAAAGCTGCAGAGTTTGGCGATGAGAGAGAATATGAAAATATTAAAGAAGAGTTGTATGCTGATGTAGCTAAAATAAATAGATCAACAAACGATAATGCTTTACAACAAGAAATAAAAGAGTTTGTAAATATAGTAATGATAGGAGATGCTAACGAAGCAGAATTAAGAAACTCTTTAAAACTAGAAGGACTGAATATTGAACCTCTTGAATCTTTTGCAACAACAAGTGAAAAAGAACGAGCTTCTATGGAATTCTTAACTGATGTAGGTATAAGAGATAATGTTGATGATAAAAGAAGAGGAGACGATAAAGAATTTAAAAAGCAACAAATTGTATCACATTTAGAAGATGTTTATAGTGTAACTCCTAATATTTTATCTTTTCCTTTCATGGATGGACCATTGACAAAAGACAAAACTTTTATAACTAATTCTCCTGAGTTTTATGAGATTGGAAAAGAAATTGAAAACTTTAAACGAGGAGTAGTTAAAGTTGAAGGCGGTGTTTCAGATTTTTCAGATTTATTGTTAATGGGTGAAGTTTCTGAAGAAGGTAGAAGAACTAGAACATATTATAAAGATAGAGACTCTATTCCTAATACATGGCTTACATTATTGCCGGGAATTTCAGAAATACCTGAAGGAGAAAGTTTAGAAGAAGCACTATCTTCAGAACAATATGACGCATTAATGTCTAAAACTTTTGGAAGAGCTATAAAAGTGGTTGACTTTTGGAAGTCAAAAGGAATTGATGTAACTAAGAAAAAACGTGGAGGAATATATAGTATTAATAACGTAGAAGAGCTTCCTAAAATTATGAAATGGTTTGCAGACAATCCTACTGAATTAGAAGCTTTGAAAAATCTAAATTATGATTTCTTAAAATATGCTGAGATTCAAAGTACATACCTTATAAATAAATAAATAAGAGTTTAATATGAATTTAAACGAATATCGTAAAACATTTTTAAAACCTGTAAATAGTAATTTAAAACTTAAAGAAACTTTAGATACTTTAGAACAGGACAACGAGTTTCAAAAAAGAGCAGAAAGATTTCTTACTTCAGTAGGAGAAAACTCTGATGATATTTTTGAGTACTTGAGAGACTCTGATTATAATTTATATAATGGTTTTAAAAGAGCATCTGAAAGTAAACTTTTTACTCCTCAACAAAAAGCTGACTATAGATATTTAAGACAAAGATTTGATAGAGCAGACACAGGAAGTTTAAAACAATATTTAGGAGCTGCAAAAGATATAGGAATTGATTTAGTTACTGATCCTACTTTACTTACTGCTGTTATAACTTCTCCTGTAACTGGAGGAGCAACTTTACTAACAAGGGCAGCGTTAGCAAAAGGAGCTTCTACAGGTTTAAAACAACTTGCCAAAACTCAAACTAATAAAGCAATAGCAGTTACTGCTGCCGAAGCAGGAGGTTGGACAGGACTTGATAATTATTTTAGACAAGAAACTGAAGTTAATACAGGGATAAGAAAGCTATTCTCTACTCCTGAGTTAGTAGGAAGTATTGCTTTAGGTACTCTTATGGGTGGCTTACTAGGTGCAGGCGCACAAAAATTAGCTATAGTTCATTCTAAAAAAGCTAGTGAATTTGCTGATGATGAATACTTAGAACAAGTTGGAAGCATGGTTGCTTATAGACTAGGAACTAGGAAAGATAAAATTATTGCAAGAACAATAGGTAAACCTACAGCTATACTTAACACAATGGCACAGTTTTCTCCTATTGCTGATTCTCTTCGTAAACTTATTAGATACGATGCAGGTAAAGAATTTTTTAATCGTACTAACAAACCTCTTGAATTTAGTTTTGGTGAAAATATAAATTGGAGAACTGGTAATTATAAGTTAATGTATGAACAAGCTATTTCTCCGTTATATACTAAACAAAATGGTGTTATGACTGATGCACAACAACAAAGTGTAGTTAGGCTTCTAAGAGGAGGACCTAAAAAAGGTGCTACTATGGCTGAGATTGTAGTTGCTAACAATCTTAAAAAGTTTTATGATACTATATTTAATCATGCTGTTAAAAATAAACTTATATCTTCAAAAAGAAGAGTTAAAAATTATTTTCCTATAAGTTGGAATAGAAAAGCAATAAAAGAAAATCCTCAAAAGTTTAGAGAATTATTGTTAAAAGAAGACGGTGTTTCTTCTGATAATGTTGACAAAATTATAGCAGGTGTATTAGACGA